TGATGACAGTGAAGAAACAGATCAAAAGGGAACAGGTGTTCCTACTGCAACACAACCATATCTTTTAGCTACATCTGATTTTGCGGTTCAAGAGACTCGCGGTTTCTGGAACGAACCACAACCCAAGTCAATTCAAAAAGATGAGAACCCATACATCTCCGCTGCTTATCCACACAACCATGTCTTTGAAAGTGAAGCTGGTCATATAAAAGAAATAGACGATTCGCCTGGCGCTGAACGATTGTTTACACAACATGGCGCAGGTACGTTTGAAGAAATACACCCAAACGGTTCAAAGGTTGTAAAAGTTGTTCACGACAACTATGAGATTATTACTGGAGACAGTAATATCGTTATTAAGAAAAGGAAAAACAAGGATAATGTTGCGGAAGCAGGTAATCTTACTATTACGGTTGAGGGGGATTGTAGACAATTAATTAAAGGTAATTACCATCTTGAAGTAGAAGGTAATTATACACAGAAGATACATAAGAACCACAGAGTTAAAGTTGGAGCTGGAAAAGGTGGTGGTAATCGTGAAGAAGAAATTAACGGCAGTCATTCTTTTCAAGTAATGAATAGCGTTAAATGCAGAGTCAAAGAAGATGTGGATATTGTCATTGATGGAAAGGAATTTAAAACTGTAGGTGGATCAAGCGGGTCTTTGATTCGCGGTGACTACTCAGTAACATCTCTTAAAAGTATAGACTTATTAGCAATAGACCATTTATCAGCAACTACTCTTTCTGGAATTATGTCCTATATTTCTGGTAGCAAATTGAATATGAAGTCAGCAAATATCATGACAATCAAATCTGAAACTTTGGGAATAGGCAGCTCACTTACATTCTCTGGGCCTGGAAGTACTGTTACTGCTAAGAATGGTTTGAATGTTGCAATCGAACTTACAGGTCATATTCATCCTCAACTCCCTGATGCTGATGGTGATGTACAGTTGCCTACTTTGGCGCCTATTGCTTAGGAGATTATAAATGGCAAATTTTAAAACACCAAATTTAGCAGGAACAAGTGCAGAGTTCAATTCAGTTCTCAATACATTTGATTCTATAAAAAGTATAGTTGTTGCTGGACTTGAAGCAGAAGCATCTGTTCTTGTTGCTATTCTAACCGTTTCTGTTGTAGGAGATTTGGCATCTCAACTTGGAGATTTAGTTCCTGATCTTCCAGAGTTGCCAAATTTAAATTTGCAATCAGAAATGTCCTCACTTCTTGATATCGATCAAAGTACTTTAGCAGGACAATTAGAGTTTGCAAATAAAAAAGCAGTATTAGAATTTCAGTTTGGAGAAGGACTTACTGCTGGTGGTTATGATTTAGATACTTTAACTACCAATGCAACTGCTGCTAAAATTGCGGCGTTAACTGTTGCTACAGATATTGCCTTTGCAACTACAGCGTTTTCTGATGCAAGAGGAGAGGTAACATCTTCTTTGGATACTGCACTTGATGCTTCTCTAAAATTAGATAGAAGTAATATTCCAAATCCAACAGCACTTATTAATAATTTATCTACATCAACTACCTCAGCGATATCTGCACTTTCATCTCAAGCATCATCATTCCAATCTCTTACAGATGCAAGAGGAGTTGGAACAAGAATTCAAGATGTTGTTCCAAACTTTGAAGTGCTTGCAGCTGGTGGAGTTGCATTTGAAAAAGCATCTGCGGTTCTACAACCAACTGTAGATACTGTAAAAGAAGAAGTATCCACAGTAGTGGAAAATAAAGAATTTGCAGAAGCACAAGTAGAACTAGAGAAAACTTTGGAACAGTTTGAAAGAGATACTCCAAAAGTCCTTCCATCAGCAAATGCTGGTGCGTTTGCGGTGACAAAGAAAGCAAAAGAAATTACTATCACGTATATTCCAGAAGAAGGCACAGTAAGTTCAAGTGCGGGCGAAACAAAAGAATTTCAACAAGACGGTGCAACCGTTACTTCAACTGTAACTACAGCAAAAGATTCTGTTACAAAGGTTACTACAACTAGTGGTGGGGAAACAATTTTAAGGGCAAATGTATCTGCACATGGATTCTCTAGAAGACCTACTAACAAAATAGAAAAAATATTTCAAACTGCAACAAAAGAAAATCCAAGTACATTCAAAACAGAAACTAGAACATGGACGGATGCAAATGGTAATAGTGGAACGGTCAAAATTGATATTATTACATTATCTGATAAAGCTGTTAAACTCACGGTAGTTAGAGGAAGACCATCAGGAAAATCCTTAGCCAGAGTAATATCAGTTGCAGGAAATCCTCCGGCATACGGTGATGTATATTCGGTAGATAAAAATGGTAGAATTTTAATAGGTTGGGCTGACTCAAACGGAAATGCACCTTTAGAAGACGGTACTTTTGCAAATGGTATTTGGGTTAGACGGAGATACTACGATACAAGTGGAGTAAAACCTAATATAATAACAGGAAAAAAAGACGAGTTTATTTACAAAGTATCATACCAATACAACGACAACTATGACCCAACATTTAATGGAAATGAAGAAGCAGTTAAAGATAAAGGAAGTCCTAAACAAGAGAGTAAAATTAAATAAACAATCGGTGAAGTATTGTTATAAATAGATAAAGGAGTACCATATGCCAACACCAACATCATTCAAAGACGCTCAAGGTCTTAACAATATTGAACGTAATGTTCGTCAATATAAAGACTTGGATTTATTTTTTGTAAAAAAGAAATTGTCTTCGAAAGATAGTGATGGTGTAGTAACAGTAAGTGGTGCAAAATCTGATATTGAAAAAGTAACAGACATTACAGCTGTAAAGCGTTCTATCCGAAATCTAGTATTAACTAATCATTACGAAAAACCTTTTCACCCAGAAATTGGCTGTGGAGTAAGAGAATTATTGTTTGAATTGATGACTCCCTTGACTGCACATCTTTTAACTAGAAAAGTAGAAGATGTTATAACTCAATATGAACCAAGAGCACAATTGGTTGGTGTTAAAGCAACACCAGATTTAGATCGCAATGCGTATGAGTTGACTATAGAATTTTATGTCTTAAATGCCCCAACCGAGTTAGTAGACCTAACCGTACTATTAGAGAGATTGCGATAATGGCAATAAACACAAAAAGATTAAATGTAACAGAGTTTGACTTTGATGAGGTTAAAGATAACCTTAAAGTTTTTTTATCTGGTCAAACGGAATTCACGGACTATGATTTTGAAGGTTCTGGAATGAACGCACTACTAGATGTTCTTGCATACAATACTCACTATCTGGGTTTCAATGCAAACATGTTAGCTAACGAGATGTTTCTAGACAGTGCATCTCTTAGGTCAAGTGTAGTTTCTCATGCAAAAACTTTAGGGTATATTCCTAACTCTGCTAGGGCTGCGGTTGCAACAGTTAATGTTTCATTAAACACAACTTCTGTGACTAGTGCAACTATGCCAGCTGGTTCAATATTTAAGTCTACTGTAAATGGAACAGACTATCAGTTTGTTACATCAGATGCAGTAACAAAATCCAATACTGGTTCTTCGATTCCTTTTGTTTTAACTAAAATTTATGAAGGAACTTTTGTAACAACCAGATACAATGTAGATTCAACAGATGCCGACCAAAGATTTCTTGTTCCCAATAGACGAGCAGACACTACCACATTAAAAGTTGTAGTGCAGAATTCAAGCTCTGATAGCACAACTACTACTTTCACACAAGCAACAGACATAACACAAGTCACTGCTGCAAGTGATGTTTATTTTTTACAGGAAGTAGAGAACGGAAAGTTTGAAGTGTATTTTGGTGATGGAGTTATTGGTACTGCATTGGCAGATGGAAATATTGTAATCCTTACTTATGTTGTTAGTAATACTACAGATGCAAACGGTGCATCTATTTTTAAATCTTCGGGTGCAATTGCAACTGTTAATGATGTATCGGTTGAAGTTGTAGATGTTGCAAATGGTGGTTCAGAACCAGAAACTATTACTTCTATAAAATATAATGCTCCATTGGATTATGCATCTCAAGGAAGATGTGTGACAACAGAAGATTATAAAGTGTATGCTAAAAAACTTTATGCAAATGCACAATCAGTGCAAGTGTTTGGTGGAGAGAATGGTTCGTTTGATTCTAGTCTTGGTGTGGTTAGTACAGCTGAATATGGTAAAGTATTTATTTCAATTGTCGCAACAACAGGATTAAATTTAACTGCATCAGAAAAAAAACAACTCGTATCTGATTTTGGAAAATATACTGTTGCATCTATTACACCAGTTATTGTTGACCCAGAAACAACTTTCTTAATTTTAAATGTGCAATTTAAATATGATTCTAATAAGACATCATTAGCTTTAAGTGAAGTAGAATCTGAAGTAGTTTCTGCAATAACATCATACAACACAAACAACCTTGGTGATTTTGAGAAGTTGTTTAGACATTCTCAAGTTACTAGAATTGTTGATGATGCAAATAAAGCAATATTAAACAATACAACGAATATAACTTTGGGTAAATATTTTACTCCAACAACTACCGCTGCAACATCATATTATATTTACTTTAACAATGCACTTTATAATCCTCACTCTGG